TAATGTGTATTGGTAACAAGCCAACAGGCCCACAGAAGTACAGCGGCAGCAGCGTTGAAAACGACGCCAACGACAATGATGATAGTGCAGGTAATGCCTTTGGTTCGCTAGAGTATCACAAGAAGATACGAGATGATGCGGCAGCTAGAAGTCAGCCAAACAGAAGTTTTGTCCCTAGGACGCGTGGAGGCTCTGCACCGCGCGCAAACCTTCTAACCAGAACCGTAGATAAATACTTTCCAAAGGGTTGACTGATATGTGTATCGGCAAGAGCAATAACCCCGTAACGGCTAACGACTACTACACGGGATATCGTGCGGCGGACGGCAGCTACGTTAGCGGCATGAAGCAAAACTACGGCCCACTGCCCTCGCTTGGTACGGGAGAAGCTTCCGCGCCTAGGGAAAGCGGAATGAAGGACATTGCGACTGACGGTTTAAGCCGTGGCACTGGGCGCCAAGGGCAGCAGCGGCGTACATTCTTCACACAATACGGGACGGGAAACTAATGGCTTGGTATCTGAAGAACACAAAAGAGCTTTGGATGGGCGCAGTACATACCCTTCATGGCTTTACTTGGACAGGCGCAACTCACATGAGCCATTCCGTTAAGGTCGAGGAGGGCGATGCCCCCGTGAGCGCACGGACCGAGGGCGGCAAGTTTAAGTCCGACGATCCTTCTACGCCTCTTGTGAATGAATCTAAGAAAAAACCAGCTAAGAAGAAGAAGGCTAAATGAGTTTTCTAAGCACCTTAAAGCCAATGGAACTGTCCATGCTGCGCGGTATTGTGCGTAAGACTGAGTTTGCCTACGTTGAAGCAAAGCACGGTAAAGCCTTTGTCACAGACTACGAGGTTGACAAGTTGATTGATAGCATCGGGCCTGAGATTATAGAACGCATGATTAAGTTCGGTGTGGATAAAGGTCTGCGGTAGTGGTTGACTTTAAGTACAAGCCTGACGGGGATATCCTTAAAGGCTTTATGAAAGACAATACCTTCTTTCGTGGAATTAGAGGCCCCGTTGGCTCTGGTAAATCCGTTGCTTGCTGCGTAGAAGTATTCCGCCGCGCCTTAGAACAAGAGAAATCTCCCGATGGAGTACGAAAAAGCCGTTGGGCTATCATCCGAAATACAAACCCACAGCTTAGAACCACGACAATCAAGACTTGGTTGGACTGGTTTCCTGAGTCTGACTGGGGTAAATTCACTTGGTCAGTCCCTTACACTCACAACATTAAGAAGGGTGATGTGGAACTTGAGGTACTCTTTCTTGCTTTGGACAGACCAGAAGATGTCAAGAAACTCCTATCTTTGGAGCTTACTGGTATCTGGATCAATGAGGCTAGGGAAATACCTAAGAGTATTATTGATGCCTGTACTATGCGTGTGGGTCGTTACCCTTCTATGCGTGATGGTGGCCCTTCTTGGACTGGCGTTATTGCCGATACCAATGCTCCTGAGGAGGATCACTGGTGGCCTATTATGTCCGGTGAGGTTCCAATCCCAGATCATATTCCGCGTGAGCAAGCTAAGATGCTGGTCAAACCAACTAACTGGCGTTTCTATACCCAGCCCTCTGGGATGGTCGAGACGAAAGACGAGCAAGGAGAGATACAAGGGTACGTTCCTAGCAAGGGTGCTGAGAATCAGAAGAACATGATGAAGAGTTACTACCCTAACCTAGTGCAGGGTAAGACTAAATCATGGATTGATGTCTATGTAATGAACAGATTAGGCCATATTCAGGAAGGAAAGCCCGTGTATCCTATGTTTGCTGCCGAAGTTCATGTTGCAAAAGAAGAGATACCAGTTGCAGCTAACGTCCCACTGTACGTTGGCGTAGACTTTGGGCTTACTCCTGCCGCTGTTATCGGACAAAAGGTCCGTGGTAGGTGGTTCTTACAGGCAGAAATCGTAGCAATCGACATGGGAATCGTTAGATTCTCTGAGGTTTTACGACAAGAATTGGCAACAAGGTTTGCCGCTGCGGGTGAAGTCATAATCTATGGCGATCCTTCAGGAGATTTCCGCGCGCAAACTGATGAGTCAACTCCCTTTCACATCATGCGCGGAGCTGGCTTGAGGGCGTTTCCAGCGCCTTCCAACTCTGTTGACCTTCGGCTTGAGGCTGTCTCCTCCCAGCTAACCAAGATGACTGAAGGGAAGCCAGCATTATTAATCGACAGAAGGTGTACTCAACTCATCAAGGGGTTCGAGGGTGGCTATGCTTACAAGCGTATGCAAGTATCAGGTGAGCGTTTCGACGATAAACCTGATAAGAATATGTTCTCTCACGTCCACGATGCAGCCCAATACTTGTTCCTTGGTGCTGGCGAAGGCCGCGCTCTGATGAATAGCCAGAAACCAGCTACTCCTACGGTGGCTAAACGTGACTTTGATGTGTTCAGTAGGGGACCAGCGCGGCGTAAAAAGCCGGGATTGTGGTCCAGATTGTAATTTGTGCGTTGAGTTTGCACCGTTTTCGTGCTTACGAGGGGTAACTCAAAGGAGAATTGTTATGTGTTTTGGTGGTGGCGGGGGCGGTGGCTCTACAGGTGAAGATCAAAAAGCAGCAGCACAGGATCGTGTTGACACTGAAAGTGCAGCACAGGTAGATATCAAGAAACGTGCTGAAGATAAACGTGATGATATCTCTGACGCTATAAGCCGTAGGTCTTCTGGCGCTGGTCGTTCCGGTGCAAGCGGTGGCTCTGGTCGGCGCTCTTTAATCCAATCAGGGACAGGCTCAGGCTTTATCGGTAGGTTTGACTAATGCACGAAATAGCAAAGCAGTACATACAGCGGTATCAGAAAGCTAAGGCTTTCCGTGAACGGTGGGTTCCATTGTTTGAAGAGTGCTACGAGTATGCGCTGCCTCAACGAGAGTCCTTCTACACAGAAGAAGCAGGTCAACGCAGAGATGATAAAATCTTTGACGAGACAGCGGTAGTAGGGGTTCAAGAGTTTGCTAGCCGACTGCAATCAGGCATTGTTCCTAACTTTGCACGTTGGGCTGACCTTATGGCAGGCAGTGAAGTACCCAAAGATCAGCGTGAAGCAGTAGATAATGAGCTTGATGAGGTGACTGAGTACGTCTTTGAGGTGCTTCAGAACTCTAATTTCAGCCAAGAAGTACATGAATCGTTCATGGATTTAGCTGTTGGTACTGGTGTTTTGTGCGTTGAAGAGGGTGATGCTATCAATCCTGTCAACTTTACGGCTATTCCACTGCCTCATGTTGTGCTTGATACTGGTCCTGACGACAAGATTGACCACGTTTATCGTGAAAGAAAGAATGTTAAGTACGATCACCTAGAGCAGATGTACCCTAATTCTACGTTTGACCCTCAAGTTATGGCGCACATGGGTAAAGATGCAGAGACTACTGTGCTTGAAGTAGTGTGCAGAAACTACGCGCTAAAGAATCAGAACGCTTACTATCACTATGCAATCTGCATGAACACAAAGACCTTGCTTTACTCTAATGAAATGACAGGCTTAGGGTCTGACCCGTTCATCTGCTTCCGTTGGTCCAAGTGTGCTGGCGAAGTCTATGGTCGCGGCCCACTGATTAATGCGCTGTCTGCTATCAAGACTTGCAACCTAACTATCGAACTTATTCTTGAAAACGCTCAAATGGCTATATCCGGTGTCTATCAAATTGATGATGATGGCGTCATTAACCCTGATACTATCCAACTTGTACCGGGTTCTATCATTCCAAAGGCTATGGGTTCCGCTGGATTGCAGCCAATTCAGGCTGCGGGTAACTTTGATGTTGCACAATTGGTACTAAGCGACATGCGTTTGAACATTAAACGTGCGCTTTACAACGATATGTTAGGCAATCCTGACCGCACACCAGCCACAGCTACCGAGGTTGCAGAGCGTATGGCTGATTTATCACGCCGTATGGGGTCTGCATTTGGCAGATTGCAGGCAGAATTAGTGCAGCCTTTGCTTCAACGGGTGATATATATCCTTAAAAAGCAGGGACGTATCGAAGTCCCTAGTGTAAATGGACGTGAAGTTAAGATCCGTTCAGTGTCTCCATTAGCCCAAGCCCAAGCAAACCAAGACATATCTACAGTCGCTAGGTTCTTAGAGCTTGTTGGCGGTGCGTTTGGACCTGAGATGCTGCAACTGCTAATCGACGGGGAAGCAACAGCAATTCACCTTGCGAAAAAGTTTGGTGTTCCTGAGAGCTTGATTCGTGATGAAGAACAGCGTAAGCAGTTAGCTGCAATGGCCCAACAAATGGCACAGCAACAGCAAATGCAAATGCAGCAACCTCAAGAGGCTCCTATTGTCTAACAAGATCAACATCGGAATTGATGGTTATCAACGTAAGTCAGATCAAGACATTAACATTAGTCAGAATATCGCTCAGATATTTGAATCGCCAACAGGCAAAGAGGTTCTAAGGTATTTGCGTTCCATTACCATAGAGATGGTACATGGTCCCAATGTCACAACGGAGGAGTTGAGGCACATCGAAGGTCAGCGTTATGTAGTTGGCCTTATTGAGCAACGTATCTCACATGCACATCGGAGCAAAAACAAATGAGTGAATCACTTATGGAAGGTGGGGCAGAAGCCCCAGTTGAAAGTGACGCAACGTCACGCGACTATGTAATTGAAAGTGACGTAACGTCACAAACAGATAGACCGGAGTGGCTACCTGAGAAATACAGCAGCGGTGAGGACTTAGCTAAAGCCTACAAGGAACTTGAGTCTAAGCTTGGCGGCAAGGAAGAAGACATTAAGTCTAAGCTCATGGAAGAGATACAGGC